CAGTGGATTCGCTATTACCTATTCCATAGGCTTTGCCCAGTGAAATTGTACTCTGGAGATCTAATCTTCTCTGGACAGGATCACCAGCACCAGCACCCAAGATCCGCATCCACGTTTTTTCTAACCCGGCTAATTCACTCAGGGAAGTAGCAGTAGTTAAAGCTACTGCTTCAAATGATTCACGGAAGGCTTCAGCATTCACTGGGAGCGTTTCAGACATTGCACTGATCTCAGTGAGATCCTTCAGGATATCCTTGTAAGAAGTCCATCCTTCCTGAAGAGCCTGAACACCCTTAAATGCAGCATAACCCACTACACCAACACCCAGCCCGGTAGCGAGTTTTGCACCCGTTCCCATGCCAGCCATCTTCCGGGTTACTGCTCCAGTAACACCCTGAACAGCACCTGTAGCTACACCACCAGCACCACCACGCATTCCGCTCTGGGTGAGATCTCCGATCATCCCCGGGGAATCACGCTGCTGGGGATCATAAACTCCCTGATCCAGAGCCCACTGCTTTGCAGCAGCGGATGATTCTGTATTCCGGGTTGCATCGTCTAAGGCTCCAGTTTTAACTCCATAGATCTCTGCTTGGATTCGTTCAAGATCACGTTTTTTTGTGCCCTTTTCCCTGCCACTGGAAGAGGATACTTCCTGCCGGGCGATCTTCTCTTGGTGCTGCAGTTCAGACATTCTGCTTTTGTTTTCAGCCTGTTCAAGCTGGCGGATAAGCTGAAGCTGATCATTTAGAAACTTATTCTGCTTTTTTAGATCTTCCGGATATTTTTCTGCAGCTTCTGATTTGATCTCATTAAAACGAGAAAATCCCTGTGATGCAAGATCCATAGCCCGGGTTTGTTCAGCAAGTTCCTGCTTCCCGGTTACTCTGGTTCCAACATTTACTTGGATATTTTGTTCAGTCATGGGATCCTCAATCAGAGATTAATTAAATATCAGGTAGGTCTATTCCCAGTTCGTCTTTGACCGTCTGGGCAAAATCATCGTCCACATAGTCGGTCTGATCGGATCCTTCAGGGATCGTCATTTCAGCACCACACCGGGGGCAGTAGGTTGAATTAGGATAAGGTGCTCCCATGAAATCGCATTCCGGGCAGTGGGGGACACTGCGCTTTTGCTGGGCATCACGCTCACGCTTAATGCTTCGCTGGATCTCAAATTCTACAAGGATTCCCTCATCCGTCATTTCCAAATAGCGGGGATCCGTGGGGGGAAGATTGTACTTCTCCCTGAACCAGATACGATGCCAATTATCCTTTATCTGACCTTCAGCCAGATTCCGGAGTTCAGCTTCCGTTCTCTCCTGATTCGGATCCTTCAGAGCCATCACTGGGTTTATCGGGTTGACTGCGAAACAGCCCGGACTTTTCAGTCCACGCCCTCCAGACTTCATCGAGCTCTTCTTTTGTTAGCTCCTTAAAACCCTTCCAATCATCTGAAGGGGCTTTGATTAAACGTCCATCTAACTCACACATGCGATTTATCCGCCATGCAGCCATCATTTCACTCACATCAGGGGAGACGATCATTTGACCATATAAGCCATTGGTGATCGTGCTCCGCCTGACAGCAATATCGGATTCCGCTCCGATTTTCAGCTTGTTATTAAAAACAAACGTCCCTACAGATACGGAAATCGTACTTTGATCTTCGATCTTTTTCTCTTCAGTTGTCATATCCCTATGTTCCCTTTATTCGTGCTTTATGGGGTGATCATTGGCTCACCATACTGCCCAGATCCGTTCTGTGTAACAATAGCATTCTCCCCTACGGTAATGCTCAGATTGGACATAATACAGCCTTGTATGGTAGCTATGTTTGCTTTGGTATATTTATCTTCGATCACTACTGAAAAGCCCTCTTTATTAAGGATTTCCCGTGCTACTGCACCAGAGTCCTTACCAGAGCGTTCTGCATACTTTAGATCAGCAATTCTCTCAGATGATAATACCAGTTTAGAGAAGTTGAAGGTTCCACTGAAACGCAATGCTACTAATTCCTGTGGGGTGAAATTTCCGATGCCATAGACACCCTGAACACCATAATCTTCATTCTCAGTAATGTTAGTCAAGACACCAATTTTCGTGCCTTCAAAAACCACATGCACCCTTGCACCGTGAACTACTTTACCGCTCATTATATAATCTCCTTAAATGAGTGTGCTTAAAGCACGGCTATTGATTCAATTAAAAAGAAATTGAACGGGTTATTGATTCTGAATGAAACCTTTGTGCTCCATCCATCCCCGAGACGTTCTGCCACGACATTTTCCCACGCTGGCAGAATGTTCTCTGGATCTGAATCATTTTCAGCGATAACACCCTCTTTTTCTTTTGTTTTGCAGTACCCTTCCACAAAGCCCACAATGGTAGCATGACCAACACCGACCGTTCCACCAATGAAGATACGATCAGCAGCTACTGCTAATCCTTTGTTGAAGTCTCCTGCAGATCTCATCAGGGAGATCTCTGGGGATGCATTGGAAGCTGTATCCCAGAGGCTGGCATTGTTCTGCATGGTATTAATACCCTGATTAACTACAGTGCCAATTCCATCCATATCCCGGGGGCAGATAATTCCACCACGGATAAAATCTTCACGATCCTGTTTGATAAAATCATACTGCAGACCCTGACAACTAAAAACCTTCCGGGTAAGCGGTTGCTGAACTGGAAGCCCAGCAGCTAACCCAGCGACTTTTGCTGCAAAGAATTTAGGGGCAATTTCTTCTACCCCGGATCCATCCACTGCGAATTCTTTGATCCCACAAGCTACCAAGCTACCGTATGGAGTATTCATCAGTTTAGCCTGTGCAAGAGTAGTGCTTTTTGCGAGTGCTGCAGTAGTCTGGGATGCCATCCCAAAATAACCTTCACGGAAATATGAGTGAGCAGCACAATGAGCAGTAACAAGAGCATGATCTGCAGCAGTCTCTGAATCGATCCAGATGATCTGAGCATTTGCCTCTTCTGCCAATACTAATGCAGCAGTGATCTCTGCAGTATCCATTGCTGGAGCAGCACCAGCAGCAAGGAACTCATAACCCGTGGTATTTGCGAGCTTGGCTCCATCTGTTACTACAGTAAGATCTACAAAGGCACTATAATTGTTCAGGACATACTCAGAGATATATGGATATCCCTGTAATACCAAAGCAGCGGATTTCACATCGCCTTCAGCTAAAGTATTGAGGATCGTGCTATTCAGCGTTCCAACACCAGAATAGGTGTTTTCATACATCGAGCAAGTCCAGTCTGCCAGAGCTTCGATAGCTGCTGCTACCTTGCTCACAGTGTTATAGCTGGAGAGTGCAAAATCGAAATCAAATTCCACTAACTCAGATGCTGCAGTTCCAGCAGATCCTATGATATGATTTCCAGCAGTGATTTCCAGTAACCCAGAATCCAAAGCTCCCTCATACTGAATTGACAATGCCAGATCCAGATAATCGAAGGTTTCTGTTTTATCCTGAAATACTACAGTGATTTTGGATCCCGCTGCGAGTGTAGCAGCTTCGATCTTCACCGAAATGCCATTCACATAGGTTCCATAATCCTTAGAATCTACAGTTCCACTGGTTGCATTGTGGGTTGCGATCGTGGCAGCTTGTGCCCTGATATATCCCACATAGGGGGCTCCAGCGTGAAACTGGGATGGGTTGAATAAATATCCCATAGCACGTAAGCTGTCACCCGAACGGAGCACTGCTTCTGCCTGCCCTTTGTTCGTGAACCAGTTTATTTCATCTGGTGTACCACCTTCACTTGAACCGATCAGGATAACCCGTCCGGTAGCAAGTGGATTTGCCCGGGGGGTTACGCCTACCGTGAACTTCGATTTAGCCTGTGGTTCGACTAAAATTTGATTGTCAAACTTCTGCTGGCTCATTTTGGCTCCTTTACCTTATGACTTAAGATATTCTGAAAGTAGTTTTTGCCATTCGGCATTTGTTCTGGTTCTCAAAGATTCTTTCTTATCCACCTTCATCCACATCCGGAAACCAGCTTCAAGCACTGGGCTCATAGCTCCGGGGTTATCGTTTCTGAATTCAGATAGCGAAATGAGCCTTTTAGAGACTACTTCCTGTTTAGTTGTACTTTGTTTTGCCATTTTATTTACGTCCCTATTCCGTGCCCAGTCCCTCACCGTCCAGCCAAGATGCCAGAGTAGAGTTCATGGTGATTTCAGATTCAATTACGCATGATATGATCATCATGCCACCTATTTGAACCCTGTCCCTTACCGCTTCATTTATCACGTCACCTTCAATCATTATCTCTACATTTGTCATACCGCCCCCGTCTGGGTGCATGAGATATTGGCGGAAAAATTCTTTGTTCTCTCTGAAGATGTTGGTGATGTTGTCCCGGCGAATAGGATTCGGATCTTCCCAGACTACCTGAATGTTATCCATTTCGATCTCACCATAAGCGTTTTTCATATCAGCTTTTACTTCCCTGAAGTACCCCAGAAACTGATTTAATACATGCCCGCCTACACGGGTAACATAGAGGATCGGAGCTCTCATTTCAGGCATTCCATATTCACGGGCAAGCTGATAATGTTTCTCCCGCTCCATGCCATAAGATTTCATCACTCTCTCTACATTTTCCAGAATCAATGCCTTTGCATCGATGATCGTTGTGCCCACGGTTTTCAGTGGTGTTACACTTACCCCGGCTGTAGTAGCTGCTGATACTGCATCGTCTGAAGTATCCTGCAGCACTGCCCGGTAATAATACAAGGTTTTATTATCTACCGCATAATCAGAGATCCCTGTGAGATCTGGATAGTCAGTTCCGGAGAACATAGATACGATCAGATCATCATTTATGGCTCCCAAGAAATGGTTATCGATATCGTTCTGGGTGATCTCAGATCCGGGTTTCCGGAATAGCACCAGATTCCATCCATCAGGAAGCGTAGCGGGAAGAGTCCAGACTAATTCCACTTCGCTACCCAATGGATGGGCATTCGCTATAAGATTAGTGAGTGCATTAGGTGAAGGCATAGCTATCCAGCTTGTTTCCTAAGCTCTTCCAGCCACTTATTATCCACCGTTGTAGTAGTTCCATCTACCAGCTTTTGAGCAATGGCGAAAAAGATCAGTTTCCCAATCTTCTCACTGAATGCGACCTTGACACCCATAATCAGAAGAGCCCGGACACCCGGGATATAGAATCCACCGACCATGAGGATAATAGTCCCCAGAGCAGCCTTCCAGCTATCCAGAATAAAGATCCAGATCTTATCCAAGAATCCGATATTTTCTGCAGCTACATCTGCCACGACTGCAATAGGATCTGCAGCAGCAGCTTCAGGCACAGCGAGTAGAGTGCCCGCCATAATAAAAACAGCCATGAATACGATCAGAATTAATCTCATACTTCTCATAAATTTTACCCTTTCACTTTTATTCAGTCCCAGCAGCTTTTGCTGCCATTGTAAACATTAATCCAATAAATCCAGATACCATTAAATTCACAATTAATATAGTCACTCCCACCACTAACCGGGATGTTTCAGATTCTTTTTTTTCACGGAATTTTACATTTGCTTTAAAATCACTAATATCAAATTCCTTCATATCTTTTACTATCCCCATCAGGATCCCCTTCATCCCGGTATCGTTCGGACTAAAAGGATCTCCAGAAACCATATTGCAAATGTTTGTCACTTTATCGCCCTGCAGCTTCTGTAATCTAAGGATCTCATTCTGGATATCACGTTCGGATGGCATGTATTCCCCCAAGCATTTCATTTTGAGCTATCATATCAGTTTCAAGAATATTCAGACTTATCACATTTTGCCTTATCTGATTAAGGCTTTCCATTAGCTCCAAGCATCGTCCTACACGGCGATTAAATACATGGGGTTTAAGTGGTTTATCGTAACATACGAAATTATCAAATTCACTCTTCAGTTTCGCCCTCATCCCGTCTGCTGCAGTAATAAATATCACTGGAGTTACATGATACCCATTCAGTGCATTCAGTGCCTTTGCAGCCTGAACTCCATCTGTATTCCCATCTAACAGCACATCCATAACAAATAAATCAAAATCATGTTCACCAGCCATCTTCATTGCTGATTCAAAGTTGCCAGCCTCACCCACATATACCTCTGGGAAGCTATACTCAATCAATCCACGGAGATAAGCCCTCTGGGATCTATCATCGTCAACTATAAGAATCGATCCTTTTGCATGAGGCATTTTTGTATCGTCCTTTTCTGTTTCATCCGTATCCCCACCAGCAATACTGCTGGGGGGATCGGACGGGGCACGGGATGAATTCTTTGGGCTCATTCGGCTCTATCCTATCCTGAGTGCAATTATTTGGACTTGCTCTGCTGTCAGTGTAGTGGTCTTATCGCTCTCTACATAAAGGCTTAATACCTGTGCTGCATTAGCAGAAATCAGATCTACACACATTCCGGAGTCTAATTTGTCTGCAGTGGTAAGGGTATGATGAAATCCGCCATCTGCCTCTACAGCATCCAGCCTTAAATGCCCCTTAATGGTAGCATCTGCAGCGGATGATTTTGCGGAGATCTGGGAGAGAACTATATAAGCACCACCATTGTCCAGAGTGATCTGCCCATTTTGATAGTCTGGGGTAGATCCTACACCCAGCCCATTCTTTGTAAAATTCAGTAACTTTGCAGCGGTTGCTGCAGCCAGCACCTGAGTAACAGCGTTATCCTTTGAATAGATTGCTCCATAAACTCCGAACATGGATATGATGGCATCCCTCAGATCCTGTGGAGAGATATCCCCATTTTCATTGTCAGCCAGTAGTGCAAGGATCTGGGCTCTGGTTCTGATAGTATCACTCATGGATCATATCCTTATAATTGAAACCCTGAACTAAATGCATTACTGAAGGCTGATTTACGATCGATCGGTAGATCCATCGCTCTTCCTGATTCAGTATAGTTCCGGAGTTTTAAAACTATTTTTTTTGCTACAAGCTCAATATCAGATCCACGATCTGAAGCCTGCTCTTCATAAACAATGTAATTTGGGTTCACAAGCATTTCAGTAGCGTATGCTACCCCATTACTCATGCCCTTCCCAGCTAACCACGTAATGGCATCTCCAGCGAACGTGAAATCAATATTCTCATGATAGATCTGATCATCAGCGGAGACACTTAGGATCCGCTTAATATCGAAAGCCTTAATGCTATCCTGAAATCCCCTTTTCATCATTACAGAATCCCTGCGAGTTCTCAGGTTTAAAGTGAAGATATCACCCATTGAGATCTCATCATAGAGTAGGATATACTGCATAACTGTAGTGCTGGGGATGTATCGATGGGGATAAAAATTTGGATCCACTCCCAGAAGAGCACTCACTGCATCCCCGGAAGAGGGAATCAATAGCGTTAAATTGGAATCTGAGCCCGCTTTGAGGGATCTGAGGGTTAGGTATCCACTTTCATTAGGATCGCCCGTGGATCCGCTCTCATAGGCTATATTCCCCAATCCTGCGCTATTGATTGAATGAACAATCTCAGGGAGTGATACATCAGACTTATCTGCAGCCTTTAAAGCTGCATTGATCGTAGTTTCAGATCCGCTGTCCACAATAATTTTAATGTTAAATACTGAAGTGAGATCTATCCCACCAGAGAGATCTACATTCCCGGTAATTACTGCATGGTGATTAAGCCGCTTCCGGGGGATCGTAATTGTGGATCCGCCCTGCAGGATCCGCTGGGCTTTCTCAGATTGCCTTCGCATATCTACAGATGTCCTGAGCACTTCATATTCGATCGGAGCATCATATCTGAATCCATCGATGCAATCATGCTGGGGATCTGGAGCTCCATGCTCTGCTTGTACACATGAACAAAGCCTACCCTTCCGGTAATAGACCTTTGTGCTCATATCATCTATCAGCTTTTGGATCTCATGATCTAATCTGATATTTGTCACATTATCCCCGATTTAATCATTTTTACCATTATCCTGCTAATATCTTTTTCAGTTGTGATCCCAGCTTTTTATATGACTGCGATTTCTCGCTTTTGACCTTTCCCCAATACTCTTTGAATTCAAACATTGCCTTTTTATGTCCCAATGGTATTGAAGTAGAATTTCTCGTAAAAGCAGCCACATCGCTCAGGTAATTTGCAACTTCATCATCCACAATCTGAGAACTGGCTTTATCTTCCAGGCATTCATCTATCTTGATTGCCAGCCTGAAATCATCTGGTGTACTCAGGGGATGGGTTTTGCCCCATCCAAGCTCATCCTGACGAAGCCATGTTTTTATAATTTTGCGAAAATCGATACTCTCTAATTGACCCTCTACCGCATTTGCAATATCAATTATCTTAAATTCAATCAGTTTCATTTTTTGCCCCTTACCTTTACCTTAGTATCAATATGCCTTGCGTAATAAACGCAACGGCAATGCCCAGTATGGACCCGCCCAAGTCGTGGATCAGCGCATCTTGCAATGAAAATTTATCTGACAGCAACCCATTGGCTATGATCCACGCCCGCAATCCTGAGTCAGTGTTATAATGTTTGTAGCGCGGATCATCCCATGAAGGCTTCCAACCGTCACCGAGCTCCCATGCTATCCAGAAGCCGTATGCAATAGCGAATGATGCAGTTAGTCCAACAAGCAATCCAAAGGCTGGTACGGTCCAGAATGAGCTTACATAGGCCATAGCTGCTGCTCCCCAGAAATGGATCTTGTTGTGACCTGAAAAGTTAATATGGTCCAGATCGTTGTTAAATTCAAACTCTGGTTTGTATCCTGGAAAGATCATTAGATTCTTCCTTTAGCTTTGGTTTGCATAGTCATTTTACGTTAGGGTATAATACCGATTGATTTTTTTAATGACTGCCGCAAATGGGATTTCCTCGCCATATCGCTCCATTTGACCGATTAATACATCCGATCCTGTAAAAATTATTTGGGTCTCGTTGTTCATCTCAAATTGCAATGTCAGATACTTTCCGGTTACATTCTTACTGTATTTGCTCGTTTTTATACTGAAGCCTGTGACAATTATTTTCTGATTCAGTATATCGTCCATACGACTTTTCCTGCCGTCTAATGGTTGATCCTCCGTGGAGAACTCTGAGAACTTTTTCACAATACACTCAGCACCTCGTCAGCAATCGATTTGCATTTGTCAACATGAGCCCGATATTCGATGTAGGCGGGATCCTGCGGGTCGAGATGCATGAGCGCAAACTCATCATCGACATCAAAAATAGATCTAATTAAAGCCACAATGATCTTTTTTCTATCTACAGGAGTTGAGACCTCAATATAATCGTATTTGAATTGTGCCATGGTCCCGCCAATGCCATCGTCCATCGTCGCATCCGTGATATTGAACCTCACTTGCAGACGCCGATTACGAAAAACGGTTAGATCTGGCCGCTGTATGCTTGTTCCCTTACCCATAATTAACCCCATATCTTTTTATTAGATTGTTTGTGTCTGCCCACTTAAACCACCCCCAGTAAGCCGGAATTGAAGCAACCTTATGGCTCTTATGTTTCTGCTTAAATCTGGCTACAATGGATTTTCGAACGAGTGTGTATCCGTGGAAAAACCTATATCCGAGAAAATCAATACCCCGGGCATCAACAGGAAATACTTGCCAATCCCCTTTGAGTTGAAGGTTGAGGCGTTCTGATAGATACTGATCTATCAATCTGCGATATTTATGCAGCTCACGCTTGCCCTTTGAAAGCAGCACCATGTCATCACAATAGCGGAAGTAATATTTGACACCAAGGTGTTCCTTAATCCAGTGATCCATATCAGAGAGATATAGATTCGCCAAAAACTGTGATAGATAATTGCCTATTGGAAGCCCGATTGATGAATCAATGATTTCGTCGATCAACCAGAGTAAGCGAACGTCCTTGACCCTTTGGCGAATAATGTCCTTCATGATCGTATTGTCAACCGATGGGTAAAATTTTCTGACATCCATCTTTAAGCAAAATCGTGTCCCTGCCTGATCACCCATGGCCGACTTGATACGTCTCACTCCCTTATGCACTCCACGCCCTTTGATGGACGCCCAGGTATCATTGATGAAATGAGAAATCCATATCGGCTCCATCACATTCATGATCGCATGATGGATAATTCTGTCTGGGAAATAGGGGAGCTTCAATATCTCACGCTCTTTCCCATATTCATTGCGGATCATTCTTGTGTATGTCGAGTTTTTGAATGTCTGATTAAGCAGCATTTCTCTGAGTAGGTGTAGAAACTTCTCTGGTGCTGCATTAATCATCTTCACTTCCCGGTAATGACCCTTTCCTTTACTCGCCCTCTTATGGGCTTCAATGAGATTTTCCATCGAACAAACTTCTTCATATAAATATCCAAGACGCTTCATGTGCTTGGATGTCCCGGAGCTTTCGAATCAAAATGACCTACTGACACCATATGGGAATCGCTTTGTGTTTTGCCAAGAGGCAAGGTCTTTGTGGTTACGACTTCAAGCATAGCTGACCGCCGATGTTCACATTGTCATTCGAAGAGGCGTTATTCGCATTCACGTAGAAAACGCCTGCTGTCGAACCGTTATTCGCATTACTGCCCAACAGGAGCACCTGCTCCCACAAAAACCCGTAAAAATTTTTCAAAAGCACAGCCGACCGCCGACGTACACACCGGCATGCGAAGAGGCGTCATACGCACT